CGCAAGTGCCTTCTCCATGTCTTCCGCTACCTGTCGAATTTCATAGAGTGCCTGAGGCGAGGTGCGCAGTCCAAGGAAGTGCATGAGATTTCTGGGGTTGACTGTAGCGTAGAACTGAGTCATAAGGTTAAGAGGAAGAACCATGCGAGCGACTTCCTTTGCCACCCCGCCAGCAATCAAATCTTCATAATGTTCCCAAGACTTGTAGATGCTTGTCTCGATTTCATCCTGAACCTGATCTAGCAATTCGGCGTCCTGAACAAAGGTGTACTTTCCGGCCTTACCCTGCTGAACTACCGGCCTTGCATTGCCCGGTACATAGAAGCGAGGCTTCATTTCTGTGTATCGTCCGGACACCTCATTGTATGCCATGGTGCGGTGTCGGTGGAATTCACGAGCCACAAAGATGGGACAGTCAATCTTGAAGGTGAATGAGCCATGTTCAAATGGGCTCATGTGCTTCTCACGCATTAGGAAGTTAATAAGGCCCTTCATTCTGTCCTTGTCATTCAGGCGTTCCTCAGAATCCCTATCGAAAGAAACCCACGCCGCCATTGCCACCATATCGTCAGTGGCATTGCTCTGAACCAGCGTTGCGCTGGCCTTTGTTACGAACTCAAACTCTGTCATTATCTCTTTTCACCGTTTGCTCAATGTAACTAACGACAAGCAGTACCTTTGTTGAATTACAGGTGCCGTATCGCTTATTTGCCCACTTTACCTTATCAGCATCGCTTAGATTCTTGATGGTGTGGTAGGCATAGTCAATCTCTTCGAAGATATTACCTTCGGTTAGTTTCGTCAATGCGTAGTTCTCCTGAATTAGTGTCTACCCAAGCAGGGTACCGCCCATTTTCGTCTGGAACGGGAATTGCTGTACGCGCTGCTGCCTTAGAAACTCGGCATGCGCTCTTGTCACACAGAGGCGGGTGCATGAGTCCAAGACTGTCATCTTTCACCTCAATGGCATGGTCAGCAGAACGTGCTGGATCGAGCAGGGAGTCAAAAACGTCAAGGATGATCTTTTCAGCCTCATCGTTATCGTAGTCGTACTCGATATAGTCCTCGTCCTGATAAGCAATGCTGCGCTCAATCAGGTCAGCGCGGGCCAGTGATGAGTATACCTCATCCTTCCAGCCAGAATTGCCAAACGGACGCTTGATGGTGTCCTCACCGTGACCCCAGCAAACCTTAGCCAAGGCTACCAGATACTGACCAACGGTGTCGACACCTGCGTCATTTGCCACCATGGGCACATCTAGAGGGTTCACTTAGCCTCTCTCAGATACGAAAGTGCCAGATTCACACCATCAATCTTTCCAGAGAGGCGAGTGGCCTCTGAACCTGCACCACTCTCGATTGCATCCTTGCGCATCTGCATAAGAGCAATCTTGGCGCTGAGCAACCTGTCTCGCAGAGTATCCATCAATCTACCTCGTCTTCCTCATCGTCCCAAAACTTGTTATTGATTGCGTCGGTGTCAAGAAAGTCAGCAACTCTGTCAAGGAGCCGACCGATCCAATATCCAATCATCTTCCTCATTCTCTTCCGTCTCCGTTGCCGCTTGTTGTGAAAATGCACATTAGAAGTGCAAAAAGGGCGGTAACAATGAGCGTAGAAATAGGGTGCGTCAATAGAGCCATGAACCAAAAGAACGCGATTACCCAAAATACTACTACAGCAAGTTCCATTGTTACCTCCCAAAGTGTAGTGGGGCAGTTTAGACTGTGGTGATGCCCAGCACCAGCGACTCAACCCTTCAGGGAAGTCTTTGCGTAGCGAATCTCACTCTTCTTGAAGAAGAGGGAGTTGCGAGGACCAACCTCGGCAACCGGGAAGACGCCAGCAGCAGCAAGACGCTGAACCTGTCGGACGCCGATACCACGGTACTCCGCAGCCTGACGAGCATTCAAAAGTGTGACCTTGGCCATATGTATGTTCTCCTTGTGTTGGTTGTGAGCAGTTGTGTGGCGTGCTCAGGCTCTCAGTACCCGACGAGTCTAGCAGAATCGTCGCAGTCCGTCAACCTCCGGTACATGTGGTACAGTGGAGGCATGCAGAGCACACTACCACACAGATCGCCGGGTGCCAACTTGACGACCCTATGGGGTATCTGCTACCATAGTACATAGTTCGACAGGTTAGCCGCCTTTCCCTAGAAACTTCATAGATTTCACCCGACAAGGTGAGCACGTATGAAATACCCGGTTTACAAGGCGGCTACCAGTAGACCGGGTATTTCTGTACCCTCTACCAAGCAGGCCGGTAGGTCGAACGTACCGGCGTGGGGGAAACCGGGCCACATGATGGCTACTCCTGACCCTAAGCGCAAAGAAAAGTATCAGTCAACAAGATCGGCTACTGCGAAAATATCATCTAGGTGATATTTTTGAAGCACTGACTGCTTGACTTCGATACTATCCTATGCGTGAGCGACCCCTAGGCTTGTAAAACCATATAGGGTACGCCTATGTCCAAAAGAAAGAGAACAATGAGAATTTCCTTCAACACAAACCCCGGAAACCTAAACCTGAACACAGGTTATGGAGTCGCCGGGTTCGGAGTTGTAACAGCACTTCAGGCTCTTGGTCATGAAGTCAACTTCAAAGACTCATCTGCCCCAGTAGAAATCGCCATGTGTATGCCCGATTTCTCTTCTTGGTCAGACAAGCATGCTTTTCATATCCAGTACACCCCTTGGGAGTCTACTCAATTGAAGCCGGGGTGGATAGAAGCCTTCAATGGAAACTCTGATGAGGTGTGGACCACCTCTCCTTTGATCAGAAAGTGGTACATGCAGGCTGGTGTGACAAAGCCAGTATACACATATGAACACGGAATAGACCCAGTTTGGACACCACGTAGACGCCGCAGGGACAGCGTTCTTCGTTTCTTGCACATCGGTGAACCGGCGGTACGAAAGGGCGGTCAGATGGCCTATGAGGCTTTCAAGGAAGCCTTCGGTGATCGCAAAGATGTTCATTTGACCATCAAGGCTTGGAATCGATCCAACGTGCGCGAGTACAAGGGGCAGTCTATCGTCGGCCTACCACACGAGTCAAGAGCCAATGTAACAACCATTTACAATGACTTCAACACAGCAGAAATGGTCTTTCTCATGCATCGACACCACGCTTTGGTGTATCCATCTTGGGGAGAGGGTTTTGGATTCATTCCTTTGGAGGCTATGGCTACTGGTCTTCCTACGGTTGTACCGGGCTCTTGGGCTCCATACCGGCGCTTCATCCAGCCCGAGTTGAATCTCGCCAGCAGTCTGGTAGACTCGCCATGGCCCATCGAGCACCCCGGCAAGATGTACGCACCAGACTACGATGATCTGGTCAAGCGTATGAAGGCGATTGACGAAAACTATGACTACCTCGCGGGTAGAGCCTACAGATCGTCATTTGATATTCACCGGGAGTACACGTGGGCGGCGGTTACGTCGAAGGCGTGGGACAGAATCTTCAAAATCTTTTCATGATGGAGTGCTTTAGGAAGACCACGGACGTATACTGAGAGAACCACATTTTATAAAAGGAGACATGCAATACATGGAAGGATTTATCCACAATGGCGACCTAACTGACCCGTTCAGGTCGTTCATTTCGAAGTCCAGATACGCCCGCTGGATTCCGGAAGCAAACCGTCGAGAGACATGGGAAGAGACTTCCCACCGATACGCCGATTTCATCGCGCCGAAGGTCGGACTGTCACCCGAGACAAAGGGCGAACTGATCAACAAGATCATGCAGCATGAGGTAATGCCCTCAATGCGTGCAATCATGACCGCTGGCGAGGCGCTAGAGCGTAGCAACGTCGCTGGCTACAACTGCTCATTCATCGCAATCGATGATCTACGAGCCTTTGACGAGGCTCTGTACATTCTTATGTGTGGTACCGGGCTAGGTTTCTCCGCTGAGAAGAAGCACGTTCGTTACTTGCCAGAGGTTCCTGCCTCAATTGAGGCTTCAGAGACGGTTATCGTTGTTGAGGACTCCAAGGAGGGTTGGGCACGAGCATACCGCGAGTTGATCGAAAGCCTGTTCCGTGGCGAACTGCCTAAGTGGGACTTGCGTCAGTTGCGCCCAGAGGGTGCACGTCTAAAGACTTTCGGTGGCCGTTCATCTGGTCCAGCACCTCTGAATGAACTGTTTGAGTTCACAGTGGCAATGGTGGCCGGTGCACGTGGCCGTCGTCTAAAGCCAATTGAGGTTCATGACCTCATGTGTAAGATCGGATCGGTAGTTGTTGTAGGTGGCGTACGCCGCTCAGCACTTATCTCTCTATCTTCACTGACTGACGAAGACATTCGTGACGCAAAGTCCGGTGAATGGTGGCAGGACTACCCACACCGCGCACTTTCAAACAACTCCGCAGTCTACAACTCAAAGCCGAGCCGCGCCGAGTTTGACCGCGAGTGGGAGGCATTGGTTGCTTCTGGTTCTGGTGAGCGTGGAATCTTCAACCTTGCTGGTGCGCGTGCGCACGTGCCTGAGCGCAGAGACGCATCACAGATCATGGGAACCAACCCTTGCGCCGAGATTCTTCTTCGTTCTATGGGATTCTGTAACCTGACAGAGATTATCGTTCGTGAGGGCGATGACCTAGAGACTTTGAAGGAAAAGGTTCGCTGGGCAACTCTCATTGGTACGTGGCAGTCTACGCTAGTAAACTTCCCTTACCTGCGTGAAGAGTGGAAGAAGAATGCAGAAGAGGAACGTCTTCTAGGCGTTTCCATGACTGGCCAGATGGGACACCCTGTCCTAAACGGTCGTTCAGGCCGTGCCGAGCGCAAGAAGTGGCTTCAGGAACTGAAGAAGGTTGCTATTGCCACAAACAAGAAGGAAGCACGTCGTCTGGGCATCAATCCAGCAGCGGCAATTACTACAGTAAAGCCGTCCGGTACCGTTTCCACACTAACGAATACCGCATCTGGAATGCACGCATGGCACGACGATTTCTACATTCGCACCGTGCGCTGCGACAAGAATGACCCGATTGCTCGCTTCATGGAGGACGCGGGTGTGCCGGTGGAGGATGATGTTATGAATCCAAAGGCAGTTGTGTTCTCATTCCCGTTCAAGGCTCCGGAGGGTGCTATCACCCGTAACGACCAGAACGCCATCGAGCAGTTGGAGAACTGGCTTGACTACAAGATGTACTGGACAGAGCACTCTCCGTCCGTTACCGTCTCTGTAAAGCCAGAGGAATGGAAGGAAGTTGGTGACTGGGTATTCAAGCACTTTGATCTGGTCACTGGAATCTCATTCCTGCCTTACGCAGATCACGTGTACAAGCAGGCTCCATTCCAGACTGTCGATCAGGCCACCTATGAGGCTGCAAAGGCAGAAATGCCTGAGGTTCTAGAGTGGGACTGGCTTCCAATGTACGAAAAGGAAGACACGACCACTGGATCACAGACTCTTGCCTGCACCGCTGGTGTGTGTGATGTTGTTGATCTAATCAAGTCATAACAGGACAAATGCGATGGGCCGGTATCTTCGGATACCGGCCTTTTGCATTCTAAGCCTAAACGAGTATAATTTGACTTGAAAAGAGGTGAGATTTACAAACATGGCAACAAAGACATACAACGGAGTGACCCTAGAGGTCACCAAGCGACAGGGTTGGACTCTGGACACGCGTACGGCTGCGTATTTTGATGCAGTCAACTCAGGCATGCCGGGAGGCGTAGTTATTATTCAGGGCTCCTACAACACCAGTGTGGGCGCTTCAGCAGGTACCCACGATGGCCCCGGTGCTCTAGACCTAAAGCCTGCGGACCCAAACAAGCGTAACACTGCTGGATACAAGCAACTGGAAACGGTGGCTCGTCAGCGCGGTGGTGCAGCATGGTTCCGTCCATGGGCTAACAACTACCACGTCCACATCATTGTGATTGGAACTCGTGGTCTTCCAGCAATTGCAGCGAAGCAGGTTGTGTCATACCAGAACGGACGTGACGGACTTGTCTCTAACCTACGAATCACTGGCGTGATCAACACGACCTTTGAGAAGTGGAAGAATGCAGTTCTCAACATCGGTGCAGCAGTGTCAGACAATGCAAAGGTTCGACTAATGCAGAAGGCTGTTCGTCAAACTGTAGACGGCGTGTGGGGAGAGCAGACCGACATTGATCTACGTAACACTCGTGCAGAGGCACTTGCCGGATACAAGGGCAAGTATTTCAACATGTGGAATGATGTTCAGCAGAAGCGCATGCAGAAGTCTTGGGGAGCATATCAGGACGGACTTTGGGGACCGGCAACGGCAGCCCTAGCAAAGAAGGCCGTCATCGATATTCAGCGTGCTCTAGGACAGACCGCCGATGGCATCTGGGGACCAGTTACAGACCGCGCATTTGTAGCGCTTCGTCAGAAGATTTACAAGGGCACGTCTGGACTGCCTTCAGTTCCAGTGGCTACTGCTCCAAAGCCAGCCGCTCCGAAGCCTATCGACTTCTCCTACCCGTTCGCTCGTGGACACGCAAACTTCTTCCCATATCCGGGTAAGCAGGGTGCGTCATACTACGGACCAAGCGTAGCAGGTAGAGCGTGGTACTCTGGCAAGACTGCCGGTGGCACCAATGGGGAGAGCACTTGGGATACAGGCAATCTAAACCTTGCCGCTATCCGTAGCCGTATCAAGAAGATTCAGAAGTTCCTAGGAATTACTCAGGACGGAATGTACGGCGCACAGACTGTGGCAGCAGTGAAGAGATATCAGGCCAAGAAGAAGTTCAACCAAGACGGAATCGTTGGTCCCGGCACGTGGCAGGCAATGGCCCGTGACCGTGGTCAGTGATTGACAGCCAAAAGGGTTGGGTGTATAATTAGAACTGTCGGAAGTTCGTGGTTGGACTTCACATGACAGTGGCGAATTCCATTACGCCTTTAGTGCAGTGAATTCGTTATCCTTAGGTTGGTTTGGTTACAGGAAGGCCCCCGCTCAATGCGGGGGCCTTCCGCTATTTATGCTATACTTTCAACATGAACTTCTACGATTACGTTCTCAGAGACAGTCCCCGAGCAGCCTACAAGCCGAACACAGCAGGCACAACATGGGTTGATATCTCTGGAAACGGCTTCTCAAACTATCTGGGAACACAGAACAAGACTTCGGCTCTAGTGGCTGGCAACGACTATTCACTGATTGTTGGTCCATCCAGTGCTTTCGGATTCTCTGTGGGCGAGGTATGGAAGATCGGCAAGGAGTTCCAGCCATTCACGATTGAGTGCGTTCTATTGCCTCTCGTAAATGTTGGAGATATGAATATTGCATCCCACTACTCTGGCTCACCGCCCGATGGGCTGCACATCGACTCAAACAAGATTTACTTCGATGTGGTATTCGGCGCGGGGCGTGTATCCGCTGCGTGGGAGTACCCAGATGTTGTAGAGGCATACACGCTTCATGCAGTCTACACCCCGAATAAGTTGCAACTGTGGGCCAATGGCGAACTGGTTGCAGAAACATCTATTCCAGATGGCTTCGTAGCCACTGGATTCTCACAGTCACCAGACGGAGACCTCTATGTAGGAAACTCATCGTCCAATGGTGACAAGGCGGCATTCGACGGGCTGGCATTCTACAACTACGCTTTGACTGAAGACCAGATCAAGCAGCACTTCAATGCAGCACGCGATGTTGTTTCGATGGAGCATAACGTACTTGCTCAGGGCGGTTCATGGAGAGACGGAACTGACCGTAACATCTATCTTCAGAAGACTTTCAACAGCACGGCAACATTCTACTCTGACAACATGACCAATGTGTCAATTGCAGATGGCGAACTGAAGCCAGCGCTCGATGCAACCACAAACCTGTCATTGGCCGGTACGTGGGTCGGTAGATTCGAAATCAGTTCAGACGATATCAGCAGCATCGCCGGTATCAAGGCTGAATGGAATGCAAATGGAGTCTACACAGTACAAACGTCCCTTGATGGCGGGTCCACATGGAGTGCCGTTACGAACGGCGAATTGATCGCAGCCAGTCAAGGGCTTAACCCTAGCGGAAAGATTCTGCTAGTAAAGGTCACATTCCCCGGTGGTCTGTCAAATGACCCTGCTGAGATTCGTGATCTGACTCTAACGGCGTATCTGGACTACTTCGCCTATGGCTCAAACAACAGCAGACTACTACAGTTGAGCACTCTGAGTTCAACATCGCTGGTGAGAAATGAGCCAATCGAGTCCAACTCACGCCCCGGCATTCACGTGTACGGCAACAATCTTCTGTTGCAGCCAGACGCTGATGCCACCCCTAGCATGATCAGAACCATGGAGTTCTGGGTAAAGGTGGCCGGTGTCACTTCTGGAAGCGGCGGTTATCTCTTTGACACCAGAGGATACGGCGGCACAGCATACATGTGGCTTCCAGAGGCCAGCACCACATGGGGGTATGCAGGAGCAACCGCTGTATACATCAATGGTCAGTCGGTGGCAAATGGTGTGGCTGCCAAGAAGAACGAGTGGGCACATATCATCTTCGTCTTCCCGGCAGACTTCAACACCAATGTGACCATTGCAGCAGGACAGCAGATCGCTGAGTACAACCTGATTGCAACATACCCTACGGCATTCACCGCCGCTCAGGCTCTTGCCCAGTATCAGAACTACAGTAGGGTTCCAGTGGCCTCAATTGTCGATCCGGCAGTTGCTACCATCTTCGAACCGGCAAATCCGTATGTCCTGACCATGCGTGACTGGACCAATCTACCGCAGCAGTAATGTCCTGAACGTGTCCATTCGTTTGCACATATGAAATAAGATGGTACAATTTTCATTATGGGAAGAATTCAAGCAATCGAAGAGTCAGAATACGGTGTGTATGTCTGGCTAGACGCAGACGGAAAGATTCTAGCGGACGAAGAGTTCCGCATGCTTTCTGTTCCTGCGAAGAAGGGTGACATGACAAAGGTCATGGCATTGAAGAGGGTAGCCTTTGAGGTCATGAAGGACTACGGTATGGAGCCCGGTGGCATGCCCCACTTCATGTCAGGCCGTCGTCAAATTACGGACGATGAGTTCGAACACCAGAGGGCACGTCACAACATGGGACTAATTCCTGACCCTTATGACGACGCTGCACTGAAGGAAGAAGCGGAGTTGTTGAAGAAGAATGTCAGACGAGACTAAGGAGCCAAAGGCTACGCGCAGCGTAGTTGACGAGGCAGCAATGGTCGGCGGTGCTGTGGACGACGCCGGTAGAAAGGCGTATGACCACGTAATCGTCGGTATGACCAAGGATGCTGAGCCCGTCCCAGAAACAGACCCGTTCGCACAGGACGCTGAGGTGTTCAAAACCATGGATGGCCTTTCTGACACCTCAAAGAAGCGTGCCTACAGGGCTTTCAAGAAGGCTTTCGAAGGCGCTGACGGTGCCAAGAGCGCTCAGCGTGAGAGAAACGAAGAGTTCGTCTCGGGCTATCAGTTGCTCGACGTGGCGCTACCTCCACACAACCTTGACTATCTAGCCAAGTTGTACTTCCTTTCTTCACCGCACTTTGCTGCTGTGAATGTAAAGGTGTCCAACATCGTTGGACTTGGATATGACTTCCTTGACTCTCCGGACACTCAGGACACATTGAGTGACGCCGAGGAAAGCAAGCGTGCCAAGATGCAGAAGAAGTTGCGTACCCAGCGACAGATGATGTTCAAGTGGCTGGATTCATGCAACAAGGAACTGACCTTCCTAGAGGTTCTGAAGAACATCTACATCGACTACGAAGCAACCGGAAACGGTTACATGGAGATTGGTCGCAAGAAGAATGGCGAGATTGGCTACATCGGCCACATTCCGTCAGCAACAATGCGTGTGCGCCGCAAGCGTGATGGCTATGTCCAGATCACTGGGAAGACCGCACAGTTCTTCAAGCACTTCGGTAGCGATACGGAAGACCCAATCGGTGAGAACGTCGGCGGTGTCAATGAGGTTATTCACTTCAAGAAGTACAGTCCAAACAATTCATACTATGGTGTTCCGGATATCATTGCAGCATCACAGGCGGTGGCCGGTAACGAGTTTGCCGCACGATTCAACCTAGACTACTTCGAAAACAAGGCTGTGCCTCGTTACGTTGTTGTGGTCAAGGGTGGAAACCTAGGCGTAGGCTCACAGCGTCAGATTGTGGAGTTCTTCGAAACGGGTATGCGTGGAAAGAACCACCGCACCCTGTTCGTGCCTCTGCCTGCTGACCGTGGAGACGAGAAGGTTTCATTCGAAATGAAGCCGGTAGAGTCTGGAACGCAGGATGCATCATTCGTGAACTACAATAGAGTTAACAACGCAAGCATCTTCATGGTGCACCGCACACCGGCCTCAAAGACTGGTTTCGCGGGCGATGGTATCTCTCTTGCAGCAGCACGAGACGCTGACAAGACATTCAAGGAAGGTGTATGCCGTCCAGAGCAGAAGATTTTCGAGAAGAAGGTTGCCCCTATCTTCTCGGAGAAGACAGACATGTTCATCTTCAAGTTGAACGAGTTGACTCTAACCGATGAGGACACTCAGAGCAAGATCGATGAGCGTTACCTACGTATGCAGGTTCTTGTACCTAACGAGATTCGCGCACGCGCAGGCATGCCGGGTCTAAAGGGCGGGGACAAGGTTGTTGACCTAAAGGCACAGGCAGCAGAGCAGACAGCACAGGCAACAGGAAACAGGGTGAGAGACCAAAACCGCTCAGCAGGGGCGACTGACAGCGCAGGCGAAGGTCGTAACGCGAAGGGCGACGGTAGGTCAACGAGTTAATGATTAGATCACTGAAGCGAGCATTGAGGGAAATCATTCAGCCAATCAACACGGCTGCCGTGATGATTCTTGGCGTCTTCACGATCTTGTGGGGCGCTTGGGTGTTCATTCCATTCTGGGACGTGTTCACCCGAGCGCCCGCATTTCAATACTTCCTGATCCTTCCAGAATATTTCTGGGGAGGCGTGGCTATCGCAGCCGGTTCAGCAATGATGTATGGTGTTCTGAAGTCGTCATACCGCTCTCTGTCAATTGGAGCAATGACAGGCTTCCTGCACTGGTTGGTAATTTGTGTGTTCTTCTTCGCAGGAGACTGGCAGAACGTCGGCGGTGTCACCTATATGATGATTGCAGTGTACTGTGCATTCATTCGTGTTAATCTCGCAGCAAATCGTAAGACGTTTGAAAAGTAATCGACTGAAATTTTGCTTTGTGAAAACACTTCTGATATTATTCATAACATGACGATCGAAAAGGCACATTGGGCTACTGACGGAAACTCTGTCCGTCTAGCAATGCCGTTGACCAAGGTAAATCAGGAGAAGCGACTAGTCTCCGGTTTCGCATCCTTGGACAACGCGGACTCTCAGGACGACATTGTTTTGTCCGACGCTTCCGTGCGCGCTTTTTCTCGCTTCCGTGGAAACATCCGTGAAATGCACCAGCCAATCGCTGTGGGCAAGATGGTTGATTTCAAGGAACAAGAGTTTTATGACCCTAAGGACGAAAAGTTCTACAAGGGCGTCTACGTTACTGTCTACGTCTCAAAGGGCGCACAGGACACGTGGGAAAAGGTTCTTGATGGAACACTAACTGGCTTCTCAATCGGCGGTAACGTTCTGGATGCAGATTCAGAGTTCGACAAGGCCGCAGGCAAGTCACTTCGTACGATTAAGGACTACGAGTTGGTC